TGAAGTTCGGAAATCATTATAAATAATCTTATAATAATATAACAGAATAAAAATGGCAATTCAAACATCAGACTGGCCCACAGCACATATTGACGCTCAGGGCACCAATATGTCTTCTAAAACGAATAAGATTTGGAAAGATATTAATCTTAAATTCGATAATCATCCTGAAACTCACGATCTTACGCGAGTATTTGATGTTGAGTCTATTAAAAGATCAGTAAAAAATCTAATTTTAACTGACTATGGTGAAAGACCTTTCCAACCGTGGATTGGTTCCAATATAAGGGGTTTATTATTTGAGCAAATGGACAATCAAGCTATTTCCGAGCTTCGAAGTCAGATTATGATGCTCCTAGAAAATTTCGAACCCAGAGTAGTATTAACTTCTCTGGAGATTAACGATATATCTGATGATGATAATAGATTGAAGGTTACATTATATTTCACGTTAATTAATTCACCATCAGGGGAAATTTATACTCTTGATACTTTCCTTGATAGGATAAAATAAATGGCTACATCAACTACAGAACAAGATTTTTTCGAAATAAAGGAAAATTTAAAAACTTATCTTCGAGGACAAACAGAATTTGCAGATTATGATTTTGAAGGGTCTGCAATGTCAACTCTCCTCGATGTTCTTGCATTTAATACACACTATGCTGCTATGACGGCAAATATGTCTGTCAATGAAATGTTTTTGGATACTGCGCAATTAAGATCTAATGTTGTTTCCCATGCAAGAACCCTAGGGTATACACCACAATCACCGAAAACTTCTAAAGCTTTGGTGTCAATGTCTGGCTCCTATACACCATCAGCACCATTAACAATCCCACGTGGAAGTATTTTTAATGCAGGAGGACAAAAGTTTATAACCGTTGAAGATCATATTTCGAGTTCTGATTTGTTCGGAGCAATAAATTTTGATTCAATAAAACTTTACGAAGGTAAACTATTAACTAAAACTTTCATTGTATCTAATGCGAATCAGAAATATACAATCCCCAACAAATCTTGTGATATTTCTTCATTAAGAGTTACGGTTAAGTCTGATAGCACAGCTACAGATTTAGTGTCATATACACTAGGGAATACCTTGATAAATGTTGGTAATACATCGAAAGTTTATTTCCTCGAGGAGTCAGATGACGAGAAATATTCTATATATTTCGGCGATAATCTTATAGGTAAAAAGTTAGATGCGGGTAATGTTGTAGTAATAGAATATATTAAAACAATTGGGATTGAGGGTAATTCTTTAAATAATTTTAGTTTTGATTCTACTATACCTGAATTTAAAAATCCCCGGGTTACTACTATTTCACCTTCCTCTGGCGGTGCTGGTATAGAAAGCATAGATTCAATAAAAATTAATGCACCATTCAATTTCTCGGCTCAGAATAGAGCTGTTACAATTTCTGATTATAGGGTTATACTCGAAAAAATATATCCCAATTCTGATACAATATCCGTCTGGGGAGGAGAAGATAATATACCACCGGAATACGGTAAAGTTTTCATATGTATCAAACCCGAAAACGGAGAATACCTTTCATCCCTTGATAAAAATCAATTAAAATCAGATTTAGTTAAATATAAGGTCTCCGGAATTAATGTCGATGTCGTTGATGCAGAATATCTCTACATTGATTTAACTGTGGATTTTGATTATAATTCACTATTAACAACAAAATCTATCGTAGAATTAAAAACTGGTATCCAGGATATTATAGATATTTACAATAGGGATATACTAACGGAGTTCGGAGGTATTCATAGAAATTCAAATTTGACTACTATGATAGATTCATCTGATAATTCTATTATGTCTTCGAGGATTAAGCACAGAGTTTATAAAACCGCGATAACATATGTAAACACATCCGGGAGTTATAATTTTTCATTCGGAAATAAAATATCAAATTATCATATTGATACCTCCAAATCTACGATAGGTATGGTTTTTTCAAATAAGTTTACTATCACAGGATCTACCGATATTCATCATTTTAAAGATGATGGTAAAGGTAATATTATATTATATAAAACAGACGGAATTACGGAGTCTATTGTTAATCCTAGTTTGAATCACGGGAGTGTTAATTATGATACGGGTGAAATAATTATCGAGGCTATCTCAATCTCTGGATTTTCCATCTCAGGGGAAACGCTTCTGAAAATTACAGCAACCCTTGATAATTTAGATATCAATCCATTACGAAATAATATACTCAAAATAACATCGTCTGTTATTTCCGGCACAGAGGATAATTCCCTTCTCAGTCCAACTAATCATTCTTCATATGCAACAGCTGGCCGTAGATTATAATGAAGATATTTGATAAAATAGAAAATATGTTTCCGAGATATATCTCGGAAGAATACCCGATATTTACAAATTTTATAAAGGAGTATTATAAATTTTTAGATTCTGGTATTATAACATATCAGATTAAAACCTCGAGACTTCCATATGAAATTGGAGATGTTATACAAGGATTGAGTTCTGGAACTACTGCTACCATATATTCTATTTCCGAGGATAAATTATTTGTTTCATCTGAAACCGGGTTTATAGAGTCTGAAAATTTCGAAATTCTTGACGATCCTCTTAAACACGTTTCTGCATTATTATCATATGCACCAGGAACTGCACAAGTTACTGATAAGTTATTAGAATATAGAAATATAGATTCTACTCCTCATAATAATATTCAAAAGTTCTTTCGTGAATTTATGGCTATTATACCCTATAATTTAACAGAGGGAATAGATAAAAGAAAACTTTTAAAAGAAATCTCGGATTTATATAGGGTCAAGGGTACAGAGGCTTCTATTAAAATATTATTTCGTATATTATCTAATTCGGAAGCTAATGTATATTACCCCTCTGTCGATATTCTTAAAGTTTCGGATGGGAAACCGACTTCCGAAACCGGATTAAAGTGTAAGATAACAACAAATCTTGAAACTTTTTCAGAATCAGATATAGGAAATGTTGTTGGTCGTGAAGCAAAACATGCTAATTCATCGGGTATAGTTGAGAGAGTTATTAAACTCGGCAACGATGTTTATGAAATTATATTAATAGAAAATTCGATTCGTGGGACTTTTGAGAATGCTCCGGTCGATCCGAGATACGAAAATCTCGGCCAATTTATAATTATTACTGGCGTTGATGGAAGCCTATATCAATTTGAATTATTGAATGTATTATCGAATAAAGATGTAAAGATAGATTTCAATAATTCAAATTGGGCAACGAATAATCTATATTCTGAGATAGATCCTATTACTATCAAAGTACCAGATCAGGAAGAGGCATATTTTCCTAATCAGACTGATATAGGTTTCTTGGGTTTCGAAACTATGCACGTTGCTTCGATTTACAAAAGGGCAGATTTTCTTCCGACCGAATGGGATTTACTACTCGAGGATAATACGGGTCAACTCCTTACTGAGGGAGTATATTACCCCGATTATATTCAGAACGAAGAATATTCGGTTGTAACGATCTGGCCGATTAATCCCGTAACATATAATCAGATTACAGGAACTTGGAATCCCGGCACTGCTGGTTTTGGTAATGGCTGGCATTCTACCCCCGAAGAAGCAAACTCAGATTCAATCGGAAATCATCTATATAGAATTCAAATCTGTATGGGTGATGTAATCATAGGAGGTAATGGTTTATATCCTATTGCCCCGATCTCTCCAGCAGATCCAGATTGGGGTGTCGTGAATCCGATATTCCGAGGAGATCCACATCTTATAGGGTATGGCGGTAAAGCCAAAATATCAACGATAACCTCGGGTATTGTTACATCAATTAATTCTATTACTTCTGGTGGGACTTTATATGCGAAGGGTGATATTATAACTATATCTTCTGACCCTTTAGGTAACGAATCAACAGAAGTAGCACCTGCGAAAGCTATTGTAAAGTCTGTTGATTCGTCAGGGGTTATTACTGATATCGAACTAATATATGGTGGCCAGGGATTTCAAAAATTCCCGGATTTAGTCATCGGTGGTTCAAATAGAGATGATAATAATGCAGTCGACTTAATATTAGGACATACAGATCTCTCAACTGATTCAATCGGATGTATCTCCGAGATAACTATTACCGATACTGGTCGAGATTATTCAGTTGTTAACAAACCTACGATTTCAATACATAATACAGCCAAATCGGTCTCGAGTAATATAGATTCAATTCTAGTACCCCCTGCTAAAATTATCGGGAAATTATTTAATACAGAATCTATACATCTAAATACTGATGGATTTATTTCGGAAGCAAGAAAAAAAATTAGGGATGGTTATTATTACCAAGAATATTCTTACGTAGTAAGAACTAAATCACCAATACAAAAGTGGTCTAACATTTTAAAGGCTTCTATTCATCCTGCGGGGTTAATATTTTTTGGCGAATTTAATATCAGTTCGATGTTTAATGTCTCAGCAAAATCTCTAGGAACTACTATAACAAAGGCTTCTATTTTCGCAGGTGGTCCGAACGATTATGGTTCTATAACTCCGGACGACCCAGTATTATATAATCTCGTATATGGTGATATCACTGTTCCAAACACAACGGGATATGATTATTCCGACTTAACTTAACAGAGTATACATATGTCTCAAGACTTAATAACAAATAAATTTAGATATTTCAATTTAACCAACTTAAATAGAGATATAGCATCTACATCAGAAAATGATAGATTTTATTTATTTATAGGGAACCCTAATATTTCGGATGACTCCTCACCGATTACTCCCCTCGAATTGGTACATTCCGACCCAGCTACACATAGAAATATGGTCTCGATGAAATACATAGATCCCCAAACAGGATTTTCGCCTGTAGTCGAAAGAAGACTTTGGGTAAATGGTGTTGTATATGACGAATACAATAATAACGGGGATTTATCAAACGCCAATTTTTATATGATTGCTTCATCATCAGATTCTGGTTCATCTGGGGGAAGGGTTTATATCTGTCTTGATAATAATTCTGGATCCGAATCAACAGTTGTCCCAACTCATGAGTCTGGTTCTGCGAAAGGTTCTGATAATTATCTATGGGAGTGGATATATACAATACCTACGGATAATAAGTTTGATGAATATAATGGTGATTACATGCCAGTTATAAATGGCATAACCCCCTCGAATTCAAAGACAATAAAAGCAATAATCAATGACGGGGGATCTGGATACGCAAATAATCTACACACTTGCCCAATCGTCGGTGATGGATCAATCGATGGACAAGCATATGTTACTGTACAAAACGGTACAATTACAAATGTTGAAGTGGTGCCAGGATCAGAGGGGGTAGGGTTTACCTTTGCAAATATTGATCTTCGAAATGCGTATGTGTCAGTAGATCAATTTGAAGGAAATGCGGCAGATATCGATATAGTAATAAGTCCGAGAGATGGTTTCGGTTTTGACAATATATCTCTTCTTTCGACAAAATTGCTCATGATATACGCGGAGTTAATCGAAGGTGAAGGAGGGAATTTTCCTATAATTTCCTCGGATGATGTACAATTTTCATATGGTCAAATTGGGGTAATAAAAAATCCTCTCCAAGCAGGATCATCTTCTCTCTTAAACACTGCTTCAGTTAAGTGTCTGACTGAGTTAACTCTCGATACATTATCCTCTAATTGGGATCCAAAAGCTGGAGATGAGATATTAGGACTCACTTCGGGTGGAACGGGGGTAGTAGTTTATTGGGACGGTACTTCTGTTCTTGGTATACACCAAACCAATGAAGTCGATAAGGGACTTGATGTAAACCTGAAGTTAACCCCATTCGTGAATAATGAACAAATAAAAATTCTCGAAGAAACTGGAACAATCACGGGTTCTGGTGTCTCTGAACCAGGATATGAAATTTATTCTGGTGATATATTATATGTAATGAATACTGACAATATTACCAGAGCTGATCAGCAAAAAGAAATAATAAAACTTGTCATAGATTTTAATTGTTGATGAATAAACTTATAGATTATGTTGGAATATACAAAAATTGTTTAGATTCAGATCTCTGTGATAATTTAATTGGTATTGCTGATTCTGGGAAATATTTAATTACAGATCAGGGAGTTACTGATACTGGGATCAACAAGTCTATTAGAATGGGAAAGGAGGTTCTTCTAACTCATTCTGATCATACAGAAATAAGAGATAATTTAATATCGGCATCTATATCTATCCTTGAAAAATATCAAGCACAAACAAAACATGCATCACAATACATAAAAGAAAACTTTGATACATATAAACTAGAAAATTTCAGGGTGCGAAAATATCCCGTAGAATCTGGATTTTTTAAAGCACATTCTGATGTAACAGATTACAAAAGTGCTTCTAGATTATTAGTTGTACTATTATATTTAAATGATGTTGTTGAGGGCGGAGAAACCGAATTTCCTTCTCTTGGGATTAAAATTAAACCCTCTAGGGGTCTCGGTATTGTATTCCCACCCACTTTTTTATTTCCACATCAAGCTAATATACCAATCTCGAATTCGAAGTATACAGCACAAACGTATCTTCATTATAAATAATATATATTACAAAACGCTAACGGACAATACTTATGAGTTTCCAAACTAATTTAAACGTAAATCCTTACTACGACGATTATAAAGAGCATTCTGTTGAAAATCCAGAATACTATCAAGTATTGTTTCGTCCCGGATTTGCTGTACAGGCAAGGGAGCTTACAACCTTGCAAACTATACTCTCTAAACAAATTGAAAGATTTGGGAGACATATGTTTCAGGAGGGATCTTTAGTTATTCCCGGAAATGTTTCATATAATCCTAAATTAGATTATATAACTATGGATGCGTCACTACTTGAGAAAGGTGATCAATTAATTGAAACAGGGACGGGTGTTGAAGCTGTAGTTATCTCTATTGTAGGATCTCAGGATTTTGCGGTAACCGGTAATGCTGATACAGTATATTTAAAATATACAAAAACTGCTACCTCCGGTGCAAAAACATTTGCAACTGGTGTAAATAATATAACTTTTATCCCCGAAGGCGGTGCAACCGTCACGGGGGGCGTTTTTTCGGTTGGGCCCGGAAATGATCCAAAATCTCTAGTTGGTGTTGTAGATGGTGTTTATTTTATACGTGGACATTTTGTTAAGTGTTCAGAACACCAATTAATAATAGATCAGAATTTCACCGGCACAGTAGGATTTAATGTTATAGAAACTCTTGTAACACCAGAATCTGCTATTCCCGGATCTGAGATTACAGATAACGCAACTGGTTCTTCCAATTATGGTTCGAAGGGTGCACACAGATTATCAATCGAATTATCATTGGCAGTTAAGTTGCCTGCTGATACAACAGAAAATTTTATTGAACTTATAACATTAAAAAACGGTATACTTCAAACTAAAATATCGGAATCTAAATATTCATTTCTTGGTGATGCTCTTGCAAAAAGAACATATGACGAATCTGGAAATTATACTGTAGATGAATTTTCAATTGAAGTTAATGAACATCTCGATAATGGTTCTAATCTTGGAACATATCTACAATCAGATGGTGGAGATAAAGATAAAGCAGTAATAAAAATTGGTCCAGGAAAAGCTTATATTGAAGGATATAAATTAGCAAAAAATTCCCCTACCATAATTGATGTTGAGAAAGCTAATATACCCACCACTATTCTTGATGTTGGTATACACGGAGGTGGCGGTGATTATTTCGAAGTTAAATCTATCTGTTTTGAAAATCCCCTTACACAAACAGGGGGATTGAATTTAGATAAATTTGGTATGGTTAGACTCTATAATAAAGAGATCGGAGATGCTTTTGGATTTGGGGTTGGTTCTAGCGCCCATTATAACGGCACTCCTATAGGTATAGGAAGATTGAGGGGAGTAGATGGAACTGCTGGAGATAGAACTAAAGTACATCTCACTGATATACAAATGGACACTCATATTAAAGTCGATGTTACCGGTAACAATAGCGATCACCTGACACTGGCACCACTTCTAACAGGTCAAAAGATTATCGGTAAAAGTTCTGGCGCATATGGTTATATTTGGACTACTGTCTGGGGTTCCGACAGCGGAATCACCTATGAGAAATTTCAGATTCTAGACATAACAGGGGAATTCGTCCTTGGTGAGAGTGTTACATTTTCCAATATAGATCGCATATCTGCGATTAACAGTTTGGATCCAGACAGTATCGACAATGCCACTATCTACTCCATTAACAAAGAATCTCCTTCATCTGTTAAAATGGTGGAATTTCTCATAGGTGGTAACTCTACGGCTGATATCGCTCTTGATGACGAAAAGGTTTTATCTGGCACACTTACTTTAGAAACTAACATCTCAGGGGCTGCTACTAACCAAGCGATTTCAAATAATGAAACATACATTAAAGGTACGGGAACGAAATTTATAACTGAACTTAGACCGTGGGATATTATTTATTCTGCAGGGATCCGTCATAGAATTAGAGAAGTTATTTCTGATACCCAACTTACCCTTCAGTCCACTCGACTCCAGGGTGGTAATCCAGTAGATACCCACGAATATACTACTGATTATGAGGCTTTTGCTGGAATTAATGTACCAGCAACACGGGTTCGAGGTAAATTATTTAATAACGGAGATGAGTCCCTAATATATAAACTCCCAAAATCTAATATATCTAATACCGGTTCTCAATATATAGCTACACACAAAAGGTTTATCACCTCTGATAATGCCGGTACGGGACAGGTAACTTTTACGGATGCCTCGATAGGATCCATGAATTATAATTGGGATAACTCTAATTTTACTTTATTCAAAAAGCGTATTACCAATAACGAGACAATCCCAGGGTCCATCGATTCGTGGGTTACAGTACCTACGAGTGAAGATTTGTGGTTCACCCCTACAATTTCTGGAGATGTAGCCACATTCTCGCATAGTAGTATAAGCGGTGGTGATATATTCCTACTCCATATAGCAGAGACTGCAAGTCAAGGTGCCAACGTAAGAGGAACTATGGAGGAAAGATTTAATGAAAAAATAATTATTGGTGAGACTCAGCACCCACATATTCATTACGGCAGGGATTATAGAGATGATAGGATAGCATTAATTAAAGAAGATAATAGCGAACAATACTCCAGGGTATTTAAAATAAAAGCTATTTACCAGTACAATAAGAATCTTCCTGAAGCGGATGTACAACCTAAAATAACTATGGATACCACATTCTCTG